GTGTAGTAGCTTGAGTTGTTTCATTAAAGTTTGCACCCGGATTGTTTCTTGACTTCATAGTAAAGGCTACATCAGGATTGACACTGGTAGATCCATTAAATGTAATGTCAGGTATAACTTGTTTTAAAAAAACAAACTTATCACCGTCTCCTATGTCAATCGCAGAAGATTCTATAAACGATGTCATAGCAGAGCCATCATCATCAAAACCTACTTCATGGTTATATAGATACTGATTGCCTGTCGCTTGAGGCAAATTTCTTATACCTCTGTCAATCCACGCATCTCTTGCTAGTGTCCCATAATACCAAACTTTTTCTAAATAATTGTAAGCAACATACTTATCTATCTGCGTGCCCGCCGATGATGGATAAAACCATAAGAGCTCACTAAACTCTGAATTAACCCCTACATGTACTTTGTCACGCTCTGCAAAATTAAAGTCTAGAAACACCTTATCTTTTACAGTGCAGGGCAGTTGTATTGTCTGGCCACCAGAGTAAACATAGAATGTATCAACACCCATCCAAAAAACTGCATCTTCTACAGCTATAGCCGAAAAAGGGCTCATAATAGTGATGTTTTTTGATAATTCTTGTAAACCAAACGTAAATGGTGGACCTATAAACTTCATAGCGTGTAGTGTTTTATTAGTGAAGACGAGTATCTGCTGTTTTGTTTCAACAGCTTGTACGAAGGTAGATCCACCACCTAACCTTAAATCACCTGCTGTATTTGTAGCAGTTGGGAAGAAATCCACTGGGTTTTCTTGTGAGGAGAAACGTATCAACAATGGATCTTGTATTCCATTTCCTATTGTAGCCGAAGACGTTGCACCTAATCCGTCACAACCAAAGACGATAACATGCCGGTCTTGGTCTGATACAAGCACTTGTTTAGCTACTGTTGGCACACTTGTTTCTCCAGAATATGTGCTTGTTGCGCTAAGTTCTACTGCTCTGTTGCCTAAACCATTTGTTTTATCCCAGTAAAATAAACCACCGTCTCTTGGGTTTATAATAATATCCTCACCAAAATTATCATGTGACCATAATCTAATTTGTGCTCCGGGGGTCGTGACACTTGCTGCATTACCCCATCCAACAAAATCATTAGCAGAGTCTGCGTTACCAGTCGCTAATCTTACAAGAGTATTGTCTGCGTGTGTGGCTGCATCTGTACCACTTGCACCTCTGGTTGATGGACCTCCACCCGTGCCTAAAGTGTTAGTGCTTATCGTGCCAACCGTAATCAGTTCTTCTTCTATTAGTATCAGATCACCGGCTGTGATCCCTGTTGCACTGTCTACATCTATTGCAGTTTCACTTGCGTCTAAGGCTTCATTAAGTTGTGTTGCCAAAGCACCAGAGGTTGTACCACTCCACTGACCTGCACCCCAACCAGTTCCACCGACTGTTACATCTAAACCAACAGGATGCACCCACAACACTAGATCCACCATTACCAGTATCAGATGAATTAGCTGCCACGCTTGACGTAATCTCATAAGCATTAGAGCTTATTAATTTTGTTATCTGAAACTCTGCGTTAAGTATCGTAGCTGTGATCGTGCCACCTAAAGTTGCCGCACCAGAGAATGTTACAAAGTCTTTTTCATTTGCACCATGTGCTGGATCGGTAACAGTTATAGTTGTTGATCCATTTGTAGCGGCAAAAGTTATATCACCTGCACCTGTAGTGCTTCTTATGGGTGTAATATCGTTAAAGGTCTGACCCTCTTCTACGTAGTATTTAAGATGTGTGCCAATACCCATGAAGTCAGAACCATCAAGAGCCACCCAGTTGTGTAGTCTTCTGGCACTACCTAGATACTGATTAGGACTGTATTTCTCCCAACCACCAAACTTTTCTGGAAATCCAAACCTAAACCTTACTTTGTCACCATCAACAAAACCACCTTCGTTACTGTAAGACGTAATGTCAGATATTATTCCGGGCCTAAATTTTAAAGCTGTCATAGGCATTATGCTGTACCTCCAGTCAAAGATCCACTACCACTTGATGTTACATTACTTACACCTTGTATTGATTTACCAGATGCTCCACCAGCACTACCACTTGATCCATTTGTTGGTGCAGTAGCTGGGAAACTTACGCTTGATCCACTACCATTACTGCCTGTTGATCCAGTTGACCCAGCAGCACCAAATGCTCCACCAGCACCGCCTGTTCCACCAGCACCAGCGTTATTAGATGCACCACTGGCACTTGATCCAGATGTAGCAGATTGATTGTATCCTTGACCAACACCACCTGCACCACCAGAAGTGCCACTTTGTATTGCTAAACAAGTCCCAGCTACGGAAAAACTCAAAGTGTTATAGTAATAGTCTTTGTTATTTGAAGTTGTGCCATATGCAGTAAAATATGTTGTTGTTGCTGCGGTTAAATTTGCTGAACCACTACTTTGAAACAAAGTGCCACTGCTTGATGTACTTGTGCTTACAGACAAAGTTGGCGTACCATATCCACTTCCATATTGAGAACTAATAGAGGCTGAAACTGAATAAACACCAGTTGTGTTTGTTTGTGCTGATATATACAAAGGTCCTCTGTTTGCACAGTTTCCATTGAAACCAGATCCCGCACTACCACTATGATTCACTCTCCATTGAGTTGATGTACCCACACCAGCCCTTGCATATTGTCCGTTTATTCCTCTCCAACGTCTATCACCAACAACGCCTTGTCCATCTAAATCACCACCACCTGTATATATTGAGTTCATCCAACTAGGCATATTATTTTGTGGTGTACTATAATTACCAAAAGCTCCACCACCTACATCTGTTACACCTGAAAAAGTGGCATTAGCAGTATAAACACCATTACCACCAGTTCCTCCAGCACCGCCACCGCCTCCACCAGCTTTGATTGTACCATTGTTTACCAGCGTGACTGCAACACTTCCAGCAACTTCAAGAGCATTACCCCCTGCTGCTCCTGCCGCACCACCAGCACCTTCGATGCTACCATTATTTGTAATGGTAATAGAGCCAACACCATTGCTTTCTATTGTCAAAGCAGCGTTAGATGTGCTAGTTGATCCAACTGTTTGAGATGAATCTATAACAATTTGTTTTGGATAATCTACTTCAAAGTCATCTCCAAAGACACTATCTGCACTTTGATTTGTAGCAGTTGATGAATATGTTTTTCTAAAAGCTCTTTCTTTACTATAAAAATCATTAAATGAAATTGTTCCAGAAGTAGGCACACCAGCCGACATATTTGTAGATGAGTTATTACCAGCATTAGCACGAACCAATGAACCACCAAGATAGAACTCACTCAACCCTCGACTTGGTAAGTTCGTTCCGGGATTGTATTGCTCTTCAATATCTTGAAGTGATATGGCTCCAGATGCTTGTAATGCTGCCATTATAAACTTGTTCCAAACGCTGTTATATTATTTGCTGATGTTACTGCACCGTTAGATCCTAACTTAAATACAGTTGTGCCATTATACTTAAATAATAATTCATTATCACCAGTATCTAATGATATTGCCCACTTACTAGAGCCAAATAAGATTGCGTTGCCATTGGTGTCTAAATCTCCTCCAAGTTGAGGACTCGTGTCTCCTACTAAATCTGTTGGAACTGATGCTACATTTGCATTTGCACCAGTGCCGTCAGCAAATATTATACCAGAGTTGTTAGTGGCTAAAGCTACAGTGGTTCCTGATCCACCGCCTTGTTTTACTGTGGCAGTTTGATTAGTTGAATTTTTTATAAAAAACCACTTTTGTTGATCGTTAGGATCTATAGTTAAATCAAATGCACCAGACGGAGAACCAGATAAAACTAAAACTTTATAGTGTCCTTCCGATAAAGTACCATCGCTTGTTGTTAAGGTTTTGTTGCCAGTGATTGTTAAGGTTATAACACCATTTAGTGTTCTATCTACTATATCAAGATTGTTATTGGTGGTATTACCCCAAGTACCTGCTTGTTCACCAGCACCTATTTTTTCTATGCCAGTATTTGATGTGTATGTACTTGCCATTTTTTACCTCACTGTATTATTTCTGTCCAAGTTTCTGTGCCACTCGGTGTTATTTCTGTCCATGTTTCAGTGCCACTTGGTGTGACTTCTGTGTACGTTTCTGTTATTGCATCTGTTGTTACTGCTACATACAGTATATCTCCAGATGTTGTTTTTGTAAAATTCAAATCTTTTGTTACAACACCTGATGCTATCTTAATACCATCCGCAGTTTGTGTAAACGCTGTGCTTAAAGTTGCATCTGTAAAGTTAACAACTTTTATGTTTTCTGCTGTAATAAGAAAAATAGAACTAAGATCTATGACACCACTTACTTTTGTACTAACTTCAGTTTGTTGACTGAAAGCTGAACTCATTGATGCAACACCAACAAGCGTTCCTACACCTATTGAACTTGCAGATGAGATACCACTCATCTCTGCTACGGCTACTTGTAATACGCCACCTACATCAGCAAGAGCAGTTTCTGCTATGGCAGCGTGACCCAACATTAATCGGCATCCTCTATTGTAAGTGTACCTAATTCAACCTGTTTTAGTATTTC